ACGTCATTCAGGAAGTAGTCGGTATTGGGCTGCCAGTCGCCCCGATTGAAAAAGCCAGAAACCAGTGCCAGGTTGCCTTCTGCATCGAAGCCCAAAACGCGGTTGCGGCGCTGCAACGCGGTGGCGTCGAACTCTTGGCTGGGCATACCCTGCTCAAAGGGGAATTTCAGGGAGCGCCGAGTGTCCTGCTCTGCGGATGCCAAGCCAGCTTCAACCTGATCGAACTTTTCATCAACGGCCAGGGCGTCAGCGGTCGTTCCCGGCTGAAAGCGCTGCCCCGGGTCAGAGTTGTCGTAATATTTTTCAGCCACGGCGATTTCTCCTGGTATCGAAGTGCAGGTCATAACCCAGCAGCTCGTGCGGCTCGTCGCTGGATTCTGAGTAAATGGCGAAGTTGATAGCGGTTCCGGTGCCGGTTATGTCCAGTGGCTCCTGGCCCATGAATGGAACGGACCAGCGGAATTCGTTCCAGTTAGCCGCATTCCAGAGTCCACCGCCGAGCATAAAATCAATGCTTTGCCGGCGAGGTGCTGCCGTTTCTGTGCTGCCGTAGTCGAAGTCTGGCAGCGCCCAAATGCTGGCATCGCTACCGGACCGGACATCGAAGAAGGCTCGACGGAATCGCTTGCGGGTGGCCGGGCTTTTGAGGTCGGTGTAGGCCAGCGTCAGGTAGGCTCGCACCGGTTCGCCATTGAAGCTGGCGCCGCTGTCCAGGCGATACACGAAGCCCTTGTTGTCACCGAACAGCAGGTATTCTTCGCCGGTGGACAATTCGGCTGCATGGGTTACGGCCACCTGATCAGGGAAGTTGACCTGGGTGATGCCGTTGGGGCTCAGGTAGAAGCCGCTACCGTTGTCGAAGAAGACGCGGTATTGGGCCTTTGTGCGGGATACAGAGCTGGCCACCACTCGATCAGATAGCCCGCCTGCCGAAAATAGAGGCTCAACCGGGGCGCCGGGCTGAAGCGCCGTGAAGTCGCCAAACTCTTGGGCAGCTTGCAGCGTGGTAATGCCCCGCTCCGTGACAAAATACGGCATGAGCAGCGACTGAGCGGAGTAGCTTCGTGCGCCAATACCAGGCGCGGTCACCTCAAGCGTAAAGTTGGCGCTACTGGTGCCTCGAAGCGTTTGAACGCTGTCCCGGGTTAACACGTGCAAGACGCCGCCAACGCCACGCACCATGCCCGTCAACTTTTGGCCTACACCCACTTCTCCGGCCCCGCCGGTGCTGGCATCCCATCCTGACGGGTCTCCGATGTTGGAGTGCTGCATGCTGCCGGCCGGGAACCCCAGAAACAGGTGGTTCTGGTGAAGGGCGATCATCGTTGCCCCGGCGGGCGCATCCGCCAGAATCGTCAACGTGCCGTCCTGGGCCAGCTCGAACGGCTTGCCTCCAGCTACGCCATACAGCGCATTCCCGGCATCCGTTGCGTAGGGGTTGCCCTCGTCAAACTCATGCCGAGCGGCTTCAAGCTCGCCACCGGTGCCAATGACTTCCCAGGTTGTGGCGTCCAGGCTCAATCGGTACAGGGTGGCGGCGCCTGCGGTGGCATCTTCCCGAATGGCGTACTGACGGTCGTAGAAGGTGGCCACACCAAGAATGGAGCCCTGCCCGGGCACTTCCGGGCCCAGCTTCTGATACCCATCAATGCGCCGATAGCCACCGGTTACCGGGCACTCATAGTTCACGGCAGACAGTGCTGCGCCTGGGGCCATCTGCCGGGTGGGCGTGATCAGGTCGAGGCCGCCGCCAAGGCGGACATAGGCGGTGCGGGTCATGCTACTGGGCCTCCGAAAATATCCATGGCCGGCAACTCAAGCTTCTCCATCTCGGTGAGAATGGTGGATTCGCCATTTCGTGCGGCCTGGGCTACTTCGGGGGCGTTCTCATAAAGCGCGTAATACAGCATGGCCCGGTAGACGATCACCATGTGATAGCGCTCCGGCAACCGAGGAACATCGCCGCCTTCCGTCAGCACTTGCGGGGTGCGCCAATACTCAAAGGTCAGCGGCTGGTTTTCGGCTGCAGGCGAGGCGTCCAGGATGATTGTGCCGTCAGGCTTACGGGTGATCGCGCCGGGGCTCTCTTGGCCGCTATCGAAGGCATAGCGCTTGCGAAACTCTCCCCACGGCCACGCCTTCAGCTGATTGCCAGCACACATCAGCGTGCTTTCGTCCCACTCATCCAGGTCAGCCGGAGGCGAGTAGGTGCGGAAGTCCGGGGCGGTCTCAATGGAGGCCTCCGCCCAGGCAAAGCGCCAGCGATGGCGCTCCAACTGGATTTCCCGCCAGGCTTGCTGCACCCAACTGACAAGGCGAGCGTACTCACCGTGTTGGCTGCTGACGCTGGCAGGGCCGGAACCGGCTGCGCCCACCTCTTGGCGCAGCCGTTGGCACAACTCAAGGAAGGTCACAGTCAGCCCTCGATGATTTCAAGCACTTCAAACGGATAGGACTGCACTTCCTCTTGCTCCATTTCACCCTTTTCGTTCTGGGTCTGGACGACCTTGATGGCGTTTTTCAGGGAGTTGTAGTGGCCTTCGCTGATCGTTACGGCATGACCTCGCATTACCCGGACTACCTTGCCGTTGCAGGCGAGCGGCACCGGCTGCTTGTCCTTGCCGTCCTTATGGATCTTGATCTTGTAGCGCTTGGTTTTTTTGGTGGCTTCGGGCTTTGGCTCCGGGTCAATGTCGCCGGCACCTGAGCTGCCCTCGCCGGACGGCGACTGACCCAGGGCTTCGCGCACCTTTTCGCGCAGCTTCTCGTCGGAAATGTTGTGGGCAAACTGGATATCAAGCACTTCGGCCTGCTTTTTCAGCTCATCACCGTGCAGATCGTTCACGTTCAGTTCAGACATGCTATTTCTCCTGCGGCTCTCGCGAGCGGCATTAAAGGGTAAGAGTTTGAAGGGGAGCGATTACTCCCCTTCAGTCAGTGGCGAGTGTCAGAGGTCGCTGGCAGCGACTTCCAGGCGAGCCATCCACATTTCGTTGGCAATGAAGCCCTTCCAGTAGGTCTTCCAGCCAACCCAGCCCTTCTGGCCCAGCTTGTCGTTGGAGTCGATTTCGCCCGGCTGGCGAATCTTCATCTCAACGGCTTCCTTGCCCTTCAGGGCGATGTGGCCATAGGCGTCCTTCCCGATATAGACAATCGGGTAAACGTCGGCGTTGGTGCCGGAAGTGGACACCATGCTGCCCGCTGCGCCGCCGGCATCCTCGAACGGGTCCAGAACCGGGGTGATGATGTAGCGGACATCTTCCACCTTGCCGATCTCATACGGCAGCGGCTTCATGGAGCCGTACTTCTCGGTCGGCACGAAGCCGTCCATGTCGCGGATATCGGATTCCAGGTTGGTGTGGGCGAACGCGATGTACGCGGCATCAATCGCTTCGGTGCCGTACTTCACGCTGGAGCTCACCATCTTGGTGACCTTCTTGGCTCGCTCGGCTTTCAGCAGGCGGGTGATGGCGCGCTGCTTGGTCTTGGTGACAGCGGTGTTCACCTCGTTGCGGGCGGCGCCGTTCGCATAGAACACGTTGGTGCCGGCGCGCAGAATGCCCCACATCAGGGATTCGATGGTTTCCCCGGACTGCTCACCAGTCAGGGTGGTGGCGTCCTTCATCACCGGGTCTTCGGCCTGGTCATGAACCACATCGGTGATCTCAACCACGTCACCGTACTGATCCAGGCTAACCTCTACATCTTCGTAGCTGAGGGCCTTGGAGGTCGGCGCAGTACCTTCGGTCAGCGGAGTCTTGGCCAGCTCCAGCGGTACCGGGCGACGGAACTTGACCGCCTGGGATTTGTTCTTCGGTACCGGCTTCGCCATGCCGTATTTGGACAGAACCAGAACCGGTTCTGCGTGCTTCAGGTGTTCGGTCATTGCCCAGTAGGTGGTGCGCTGGGACAGGCCGGAATAGGTAGTGGTAGCCATGGGTCTTGCTCCAATGTGTCAGAAAGTAAAAGGCTTGTTGCTTGCTACCCTTTCGCTTGCTGTCACGGAGGAGTCACAAAAAAGCCCCGCGTCCGGTGGGAGGCAGGGCTTCTGGAGTCGTCCGCGCTTGCGTTGCGGCGGGTGTTACGGAGCAGACAAGACTGGCAGGCGGCGGTATGCGGCCTTATGTCTTGTCTGCGAAGTAGTCGAACAACGCGTCCGGATCGTCGTCCGGGATGGTGTTGCGCTGCCGACTGCCCCGGTTGGGGACGGTTCTTGCGGTTTGCAGTTGCCGTTGCCGGCGGTTCTGCAGGCTGCGGGCCTGGTCGTTGTTGGTGGATTGGCCGGCGCTCAGCTTGAAACTCTGAAGCAGGAAGGCGGCATCAGCGGCCTGGCTGCTGTTGGTGAGCTGCTGAACGGCCGGGGGCTGCTGCTGCAGCCAGTCGTTGAACTCGGGGGTTTTAACGGTGTCTTGCCAGCCTGGGTGCTGCGCTTCCAGAGCCTGCTGTTCGGCCTGCAAGGCTTGCGCTTCCGCTTGCTGCTGAATCGGCTGGATCTGGCTTTGAAGCTGCTCAATCTGCTGCTCGTACTGGCTGGACACGGCGTTGATTCGCTTCTCAATGGCCTGCGCGACTTCCGGGAAATCTTCCTTCAGCGCCTGCCATTCGGCGTCAGAATACCCGGAACCTTCCGGGTTCTCGCCGTCGCCGCCGTTTGCATTTCCGCCTTGAGAAGACTGCTTCTGCAGTTGCTCAATTTGCTGCTGCTGCTCCTGGATCTTGCGCTGCAAGGCGCTTTGACGGCCAAGATCGGACTGGTACCGGTGCTGCCACTGCTGGGCCTCTTGCCTCAGGCGCTCAAGCTCTGCGGCTGGATCGTCGTTGCCGCCTTGGTCACCGTCGTCGGGACGGTCTTCGCCCTGCTGGCCGTCCTGGTTTTCCTCGCCGGGGTCGTCCAGGCTGTCGTCTTCGGTATCGCCGCTATCATCCTGACGTGCAAAGCGCCCTTGTTCGTCGCGCGCTCGGTCCTCGTCGGCTTCTGGCTCCGGCGATGCCGGGCCGTCGCCTGCAAACTCGTCAAAATAGGCGTCGGCCTGGGCGTCTTGCGCTGCTTGCTCGGCAGCCTGGTGTTCTGGTGTGTCGCTCATGGTTCCTCCAGCGGCCTTCGCAGGCGGCTATTGGGTGGGTGTTCAGGTGTAGTTGTCCGACACAATGGCCGGGGCTTCGTCGGTATCTGGCAGCTTTCTAAGGGCGTCCAGAATGTCGATCTTTCCGCGCTGCTGCTCTGACTTCTGGTCAGCTATCAGCGCCTCAACGGCTTCACCGCGCCCCGCTTCGATCCATTCCAGCACGGCCTGCCAGGTGTCAGAGTGAGGGTCAATTTTGTGGGTCATGTCACCCCCAGCTGTCGTAGCCCATGGAGCGGTTGCGCTCTCGGGCCAATCGTTCGTTCTGCTGCTGAGTCAGTTCAGCGGCCTTGAAGTCGCGTTGGTTGCTGAGCTGAGCGGCGGTTTTCTGCATGTCGGCTTCCAACTTCCGGCTTTCCAGCTGCAGCTTGGCCTCCAGCTCGGTCATGGTGAGGTTTTGCTTCAGGGCCAGCTCTGCCATGGCCTTTTCTTGCTCGGTCTGAAGCCGGGCGGCCTTGTACTGCTGCTCCCACTGTTGTTGCTGCTGCTTGAGCTGACGGTCAAACTGGGCGCCCTGGGCTTCCTGCTCGGCTTGCTGCTTCTTGATCTGGATTTCTGCCATCTTCAGCTGGGTCTCAGGGTCCATCTTCTGCCCTGCCTGCTCTCGCTTCTGCTCAATCTCCTGATCCGATAGCGTGATGCTGTGGTGAGGCACTTCCAGCGCTTTTGCCAGCTCTTTGTCCAGTCCAGCCCAGTCACGGCGCATGGCCAGTTCCGGATTGCCGGCGGACAGATTGGCGTAAACCATCAGGTTTTCTTGCTGCTTCTCGCGCACCAGGAGCGCGCCGGACCCGCGAGCATCCACGGTGTAATCACCCTTAATATCCGCCTTGCTGCTGTACTGCATGTTCCAGTCGTAGAAGCGGGTGATGGTTGGGCGCGTCATGTCGTCGTCCCAGTTTTTCACCGCGCGACGCAGCACGATATTGGCGCTGTTCATCAGCATGGCCATGCCGGAGCTGGTTTTGGTGACGTGGCTCGCCTGCTCACCCTGGGCAATCAGCGGAAGGTTCGTTTCCTCATCCGCCAGTTGTCGGGCCATGTTGAAGATGTTGGCCAGCTCCACCTGGTGATTGGGAATCGTGAAGTTGGCAAAGGCCTCGTTAACGCTGCGGGTCTTGTCCTTGAGGAAATAGAGCTTCTTCTTGCCGGGCTGGCTGGTCCAGCTACCATCTGCCGGTGAGATGATCTCTTTGTTCACCACAATGATGTCGCTGACGGTGGCACCGGCATTGTCCATCATCATCCGCCATGAGGCGTTGATCACCTTCTGCGGGTTGCGCATCAGGTACGGGATGCCAAAGCCGAAGATCGAGCTTTCGTCCTTCTCCCAGCAGAACACGGAATATGGCCGCTCACCGGTGTCCATGGGATTTAGGACCACCTTCAGGACGGAGTTGCCAGAGAAGAACACCACGGCCTCCACTTCGTCGTCCAGCTCGTCCGCTTCTTCTTCGTCCATCGGCTCGCCAGATTCATCCAGCGCATCCAGCAGCTCGGATTTGCTGATTGGTCCGTGGTACTCCCACACCTCGTACTTGGTGTCGCTGGCGACCGAATCCACGCCGGTAATGGCGCGAATGTCGTTGGTGTAGTCCTTGGCAATGTTGCCGGTTTCCTTACCACCGCGAACCACGGCCCTGACCTGCTCCATCAAAGCGCCCGGCAAATTGGCAAACTCGCGCAACTGGCGCTTCGTCCACAGGTGACGCTCGAAAATGAATTCCGCTTCCTCGATGTGGCGGGCCGACATATCCGGGAAGAAATCCCAGTGATCAACTCGCTCGGCGCTGGGCTCCAGGGCCTCGGTGATGGTAAGCATGGAGGTGCCGTCTTCCAGCGTTTTCCAGTGCTTGCGCGTGCGACCAACAATGACCGGCCCCTTAATAATGCCGGTGCCAGCCACGGCGGCATCGTGGATAACATCGCGGGCCTTGATCTGGTACCGACTCTCTTTGAGTTGGTCGTCAATCTCGGATTGCATCATTTCCGCTTTTTCGCGGGCCTCGCGCATTGCATCGTCAGCCGCGGCGCCGGCATCTACCTGCTCGCCGTTCGGGCCGGCCATCATCTGGCCAGGCTTCATACGCTCAAGCTCGGGAACCGGGGTTGGCTGAATGCCCCAGTTGCGGTCATCCGTCGGGAACAGCATATCTTGCAGCCGAGCCTCGGCGGCATTGGTCTTGTTCCGGGTGATGTTGACGTAAAGCTCGGAGCCTTCCGCCTGGCGAATACGCTCCTTGGTATCGGGGTCGTATTCACCGTGGTACTGGCGATAGTCGTCCAGCCAACGGGTGTCGATCTGGCTCCGGGCCTGCACCTGCTCATAGGCAAGGCGTGACAAGCGCGCACCGAATATCTGCAGGCGCTCGGCGGCCAACTGCTTTTCGTCGTCTTGGTCTGGGGTCATCAGAGCCTCACGGCTGTGTGTGTGCGGTTCAATAGTTATTGAGCTGAAATCAAGGCTAGGACCTGCACTACTGCAGCGCCCGCCATTAGCGTCACGCCAACCTTCGCCTGAAGCTTTCCAAACTTAATGTGCGTCAACTTCAGTCTATGCAGCGGGTCGCTTGGCTGGAATTTGCGCACGAGCTGATAGTCAAGAATTGCTATCAAAACCTGGGATACCCCTGCCATCAGCATAATCAGCGAGAGCCAGTGCATTTCATATCCTTGAATGAGTTAGTAGCCAACCGTCGGGTCACCAACGGTAGTCGATGTGATCACCGGGTCATCTGGCGGCTTAACGTCTTCCGCAAACGTCAGTGCCAGGGCGTCGGCCAAATCCGGAGAGCGCAGGCCACGCTTTCGCATGTTCTCTTTGCTCTCAAGGATGCGACGCTGGTTGCTGTCGTACTTGTATTGAGGGCCACACAGATCGGCGTGAAGTCCGTCTTCGTCGGGCAACATCACCGGCAAGTCGCCAGCTATCCAGTCACGCATCTCCCACCAGATTTCCGCGCGCTTGTTGCGATAGCGCTCCGGGTCCAGCGAAGCAGAGCCGAAATTAACGGCGACAACCACGCCCTCGTGGCCAAGCTCAATCAGGCGGTCATACACCCCGGCCCCGATGCCGCCCACGTCAATGGCTACCTGGGCGGGCCTCTCGTCCTTGATGATGGAGTGAACGATGCCGGCCACTTCCATGGTGCTTTTCTTCTTGTGGCGCTCCGGCTTGTAGGCGGCGCGGTTCCTACGGCGAATAATGCCGGTACTGTCGTCGCCAAAGCGGGCCGGGTCTACGCCGATCTTCAGCGGGCCAGAGCCAAGGCACTTGTACTTGCGCGCCCGCATGACCGGTTCTGGCTGGATCAGCGTGTCACCGCCGGTCACCTGGAAGGCCTCCTGGGCCGTCATCGGGTATTCCTGCCTGAAAGCGCTCTTGCCGTCTACGCCCTCGGCGGCCAGCTCGGCAATCTTGAACCGGCGGAACATGATTTGCTCATCATCCAGCCGGTACAGATCAGCCAGTTCGTCTTCCTCGGCGGTCCTGCTGAAATCTTCCGGCAGCGGCTTGCGGTACTCTTGCTGCCAGTACCAGGGCACGAAGATGGCGATAAACTCACTTTCTCCGGCCTCGGCTGCCTGCCATTGCTGGTGATAGTAGTTGCCGATGCCGTTGGCAGTAGATTCCAGGATTACCTCGGTATCTGGCGCATCCGGTACCGCCTGAAGAATGCCCTTGGCGTGTTCCGCCGCGTGGGGCCAGAACGCCACTTCTGAGCCGTGGAAATACTGAATGGTGGTGCCCCGGCCAACACTCTTGTTGCCCGCTGTACCCACCTTGTAACCCGAGTCCAACCGGTCGAAATACAGTTCCCGGGCGTTAGATGCACCGGTTTGAGGTTTAACCAGGATCGGGCAGTGATCGTGGTACCGCTCGGCCATCTCGAACAGGGCTGAGGTGGATTCCGCTTCATGGGTCAGGATGAACGCCCGAACACCCTTGCGATGACTCACCAGCCAGTAGAAGCGCCCTTCGGTGTAAGTAGAGGCACCCTGCTGCCGGCCCTTGAGGATCAGCGCCCTCACTTTGCCGGTCAGCCGCTTTTGCTCGGAGAGGCAAGCGTGAATGTGGCGCTGGGCCTTGTTTAGAGCAAACGGCTCAACGCGGCCTTTTTTGGTCCGGATCTTCAGGCAGCGCGGGGCGTAGTGCTCGAAGTCGTCACGCAGCTTTTTTCGGATCCGCTTTTCGCGCTCGTTCATTCCAACTCGTTGAGCGCTTCTTCGTGGTTGATGGCCAGGGAGCCGGACAATTCGCGCTGCTCCTTCCAAGCCTGAACGTCAACGTGCTTACCGATCAGCTCAAGGTTTTTCACCTTGTCCGGCCACTTGATCTTCTGCAGTACGGATTCGATCTTATTATCTTCGTCGCCAATGGCCTTCAGGCGATTGATGTCCATGCCAGATAACGTGGTGCGCCAGACCTTTGGCCAGTTACGAACCGGCAGCATGTTGCCGTCGTCATCAAGGATATCGAGGGCGTCCATTTGGTCGATCTCGATCAGCCGGTTCAGCACATACGTGGCGTCAATGGCGGTCTTCTCAGAGCGACTTTTCTTGCCGGCAGCAATTGCCTCCTGCACTGAAGGTTTCTGAAGGAGCTGGTATGCCTGCTGCTCTGCCGTCTTTTCGCTGTACCCTGCCCTGATCGCCGCTTGCGTGGCATTCAGGTCAATCAGGTATTCGTCAACAAATCTCTGCTGCTTGTCGGTGAGTTTTCGTG